TTTTTTTTAGTAGAGCTTACCACAAGGAGCTGCACCAATCTTGCCACCCTTAGCATAAAGTCTGCCACCGGCCTTATAACCAGAAGCAGATGTACCGGCATTTAGATTGCCCATCTTCTTTGGTTCTTGCATGGCCATTGCAGTCTGCATTGGAATATCGCCCATTTTAGATGCAACTGCACCACCTTTAGCATAACCCATATTACCGCCCATCATCTTATTCATAGTCATACCACCTTTTTTTAAACCTACTGGAGATTGTTGAGTATCGTGCTTAACATCCTTGCTTGATTTTTCCCAATCAGCAAAAGACATCTTATTCTTCTTTGCAAGCTTCATGTCCTGCTTCTTATCTTCAGCTGAATTTTCCCACTCTTCCATTGACATTTTCTTTCTAGCCATAATTTTAAATCTCCTTACAGATTTATATTTAGTTTGAATTAGCAAGAAGCGTGTTATCAGCACCAGCAGGACTTGCGGGTGTTTGAAGATCATCGCGGCGAGTTCTGCGGGCTTGGTTACGCTGAAGATCAAGCAATTGAGTGTAATGCTGAGTAAAAGAATTTACAGCAGTATAATCTTTTTGGAACATCATTGCTTCAATCATAGAAGCATTAAATAGTAAGTCATAGCAATAATCTGAAAAATAATTTGTATCTGCTACTGAGCTTAATGTTACAGGTCTGTTAACATGAACGACTGTTCCACTATAAGTAGAAGTTGGAGTGGGAGCAATAAGGACTGAACTATTAGTTCTTTTTGCATAATATTTAGGTTCACCAGTTGAAGCTACTACTGGCCAATAATCATTTAAAAACTCATCTGTCCTTAATAATAGATTGATTCTGGTGCCATCACTTACAATATTAAAATTCTTAACTACACGAGTACCACTTGGCAAAGTAAACAAAGAGTTACCTGCACTTACTGCTACTGATGTATAAGTTACTAAACCGTAGTCATCTAAATCTTTAGTTAAACGTTCTTCTGCACGATTAACCATGTTAGGAATATACTCAGCAAATTCCTCACTGTTGTTCTCACAAGCATTGATAATATCGTTAACTAGGTAAGTATAATTAGCCATAGAAAATTGTCGTAGAAGAAGCAGATGTTGGGGCAGATACCTTAACATTACCTTCCATGAGAACACCTAAATCAGGCAATACCATGTACATAGCATCAGAGTTAGTCGTTAGTTTAAAGCGAATATTATTACCTCTAATAGCCCCATAAGGACTAGTTGATGTACCTGTAATTAAAAAAGAACCTACGCCTGTAGAAAGAATACCATGAATACGTGTATTAGCCACTGTAACACTAGTGGTAGCGTCAAGTACAGCACCACTACCATCAACATAACCAGTTCTTAAAGGTGTTTTTGTATTAGACATTTCTAAAAAATCCTCTTAAAGTATTATACCACTAATAAAGAAAGTAAAGAAAGGGGGGACAAAGCAGACTTTAAAGCCATCCTGTCCCCCCCTCCTTTAACTTACTTTAGTTTTCTAGAGGGGACTTTAAGTTCTTTATGAAGAACCTGAAGCACCATAGAAACCACGCCAATCGGAATAACCGAAGCTGTAACGTTCGCGTGACTTAAAGCGAAGGTTGCCAGTGTCGAAATCGGGTTCCATCTTGGTCTGTAGTGGAGCGCGTACAAACATCTTCGTACCGTTGGGGCAATCAGTCTTGAGGTACCAAGCGTTGGTATCGGTGAAACGGCGGTTAACGTAGAAGCCATTTGGAACGAGACCCTGATTACGTACGGAGTTGAGGTTGTTTAGGTTAGTTACACCAGTTGCGCCAGAGTATGGAGCAGCAGTCTGTAGCTTTGTGCTAAGAACGCTGTTTAGAATCTGGTCAGCGGTGAAAGCTAGATCAGGAGGAATGTGGAGTGATTCGGCCTGTGTGCCGGTTAGGATACCACGATCATCCTTGGTCTTGCTAATGGTAATTAGTGCTGACTCTAGAGCAGCTTCTGAAAGATCAGTTGCGCCTAGGGTGTTTGACTGGTTACCGTTACCAACAGTTGGGTGAGCAGCTGAGAAGAATGCTACACCGTCACCACCAAGATATGAAGTGCTGAAGCCGTTATTGAAAACGTCAGCAGCCTTAACTTGCTTGGTGTTTGCCATTGCGCGGGCTAGGCCACGAGAGCGAAGCTTTGCAAAGGTGTCGTATAGGTTATCTTCCATAGCTTCTTCAGTGATTGAGAAAGCAAGAGCAACGGTCTCGTTAGTGTAACGAGCGACATAGCTTTCCTGTGCTTGGTCATACTGAATGGCAGCGCCTTCTGATTTAACAGGAGCCGTACCAAAGCCGGTGAATAGAACTTCTTCTTCAAATGCACGATCTGAACTCTCGATTGCATAGAGAGATTCGTGTTCGTTGTCAACTTCGCCATATTCGACGCCGAATACAGCGTTGAGACCGGGAAGCAGTTCTTTGGCAATACTAGAACGATTAATAGCCATAGTTTTTTATCCTTCCCTTTTCTTAGTTCACTGAAGAGTCTGCTGAAATGTATGCATCAATCGTCTTGACTAGTCGTACTTCAAGAAGAGGATATGCACTTTCAGGGCCACTCTTATAGTTGTTACCGGGAACATTGACGAAAGCAATGGGACGAACCATGCCTGTGCCAGTTGTACGAGTAGAGGCTTTAACACCAAAACCTGAACGGCCCGTAAGCGTATTACCTACGCCCAAAGTTACTTCAAAGTTTTGTGAATTCATGTCACCGATTGTAACGGAGGCATCAGCCTGAATAACATACGTAGCAGCTGGATCATCAACAACATAAGCAAATGCATCTGTAGCTGATGTATTTGCTGGCCAGTAGGCAGCCCACTTGGTTTGATTGTCTGCAGTATAACGGCAACCGACAAATACGCCTAGTGCCTTCTGAGTTGTAGTAGTCTGGACGTTTACATAGCCCCCTTGATTAATTACAAGATCGCCGGAAAACATGCTTGAAGAATAACCGCTTGAAACGGCATACTCGTTGGCTGCTCTGGTATTGTAACCACCGCCACGCTGGCGGGAGGGGCGAAAACCGTCTAGTGCTTTAGTTGTAGACATTTACACTTTCCTTTCTTCGCGTTTTAAAAAAAAAATAATCAAACAATTGACAGAAAATTAGTCTTGGAACTTAGGAATCTTGCCGCGACTAACTTGAGTTTTGCTTTGGTTTTGGATAGGCATACGAGAATCGCTGCTGTTCATTAGCTGTGCATTTACTGCGGCTACCATCTCCCTGCTTCTATTTTCATAGAATTCTTGACGACTCACGGCTAGCTCTGTTGGCATCTTTGCCAATGCTAGGTCTCCACGACAGACTGACCCCTGATAACGCCCTGTGTCTCTCACGAAAGACGAATGTAACATCTCTGGAACTTCTTCAGAATTAACAAATTCCCAACCTTCTGCTAGGCGCTTGCCTACGTTTTGGTAGTCTTCGTTATTATTCACTAATACGCGAATCCATCGAAGAGACATTCCGTTATTGAGAAAGCGTTCCTTTACGGTTTCAGGAATAGCTAGCCAATTTGGCTCTTCGAAGACCATAGATTTACGTTTTGAAGCTTCACGAGTTGTTGCGGTACGTGATGTAGTTTCTAAATTTCGTGTCATTTGTAGTTATTTCCTTTCCACGCGCTTAATTAATAGTAGTATAATCGCCGTCAGCTTCTTGAACCTTAAGCTTTTCGGCTGCATACTTCTCTAATGGAATGCCCCATTTATTGGCAAGTCTAACATCTTCCTGAGTTAGCTTTACCTTTGAGCCACTACTTCCCATTGAAGAAGTCTTAGATGTACGTGATGCACCTGAGACTACTTGAGCAGAATTCTTATTTGGTTTAGAATTCTGCAAACTTAGAATTTCTTTTTCCTCTGGTTCCTCTACTGTCTTCATATTAAATTGAGCGGCTAAACGACCATCAACTTCTTGGTAGTATTCGTCATCAGTAGGATCATAACCTTCTTCTTTTAACTGAGCATCAATAACTAGAGCGGCATGAGTCTTAACCTGATCTTTACCAAACCACTCATTCTTGCTAGCCCACTGAATAGCTTTAGGATCATACTGCTGCTGCTGAGCGGCCTGTGGAGCTGCTACTTGCTGCTTAGCCTGATCTTCTAGTCTAGCTTGATACTCTGCCCATGCTCGCTTCTTTTCACGGATTGCGGCACCTTCAGCGTAATTTTTACTAATCTCTTCTTGAGCAGAAACCATACCATCTGGATCACTTTGCTCAACTGCCGTCTTAAAGTCTTTCTTAGCCTTTTCGATATTTAAAGTTAGCTGACTTTCAGTAGTATCAATATTACTACGAACTGTACTTGTTAACTGTTGATCTCTTTCTAAGAGTTGCTTTTTAAACTCAGTAGCTTCTTGACGTAACTTAGAAATCTCTTCTTCGCGTTCTTTACGCTGTCTAATAAGCTGCTTAATACGCTTTTGAGCGCCATTTGTTTCAATTCCTCGTAGTTCTTCTGGGCCAGTTTGTTCATTTTCAGAGTCAGTAGCAATATTTTCGTTAGTTTTTTCTTGTGCTACCTTCTGAATTTCTCTTGGAGAAGTTACTGATTCTTCAGTTTTTACTTGTTTTGGAGCTTCTTCAACTTCAAACTCTACTTTTTTTGCACCCTCATTTGAGCGGCCAATGTCAATTGTTGACCAATTATCTTCTTCTTGCGCCATAACTATTCTCTCTTTTCTTTCTTTCTTCCGCTAGCTGTGAAACTAACGATTACACTTTATATTTTTTTTTAGCGAATGAATATATGATACTACAAGATATCTAGTTAGACAAATTGTAGGTTGGGTCTAAGTCTTTAGGGTTTTCTACTTTCATAATAATCTGATCGTCAAACAAAAGTAGAAGCTTTACGCCTTTATATACAAACTTTTGACCCGAATGCTTACCGTAGCATACGTAGTCATTTTCTTTACACCAAGCTCCTAGAGGAAATTTTTCCTTATCAATATAAGCTAAGTCACCTGTTTTGATTACTTTACCAATGGTTGTTAGATAGGAAATATCGTCTTTTGTTTTATCTGGGAGAATAATGCCGCCCTTTGTCTTTTCACGAATAGAGACAGGACGAACTAGTACGTGATACCCCGGAAGTTCAGGTAGGTTCTTTCCTTCTAGAGCTTTAATTTCTTCTTCGTCTGAAAGCCACTCAGCATTATCAAAGGCTTTGTCTAATTTTACTGCTTGCATTTTAGTTTTTTT